AAAGGTGGGGAAATCTAAATAGTTTCGTATTGTTCCCCTTTTTAAAATGGACGAATTAATGGATTTGTTGGTGAAGGATGAATCTCCTTCTCAAATTAGCGATAAAATTAAAGACATTTTGTTTGCAAAAACTGCAGATAGAGTAGCAGCAGTAAGACCAGAAGTTGCTGCTAGTGTCTTTGATAAACCAGAAGAAGTAGAAACAGATATTGAAGATTCTGTTGAACCTGAGGTTGAGCAAGAATACTCTGAAGAAGAGTAATACTAAATAAATATTATAGGTCAATTGTAATTTAGAATAATGGCAGCCGCTTTAAAAACAGTAGGAATTAGTTCAGTATTGACTACCAGTTCCTCTTCTGCAGTTTCAACCCTTCCCTTGGCTCAACAGTCTGATACTATCAGGGTTGTTGCTCAAACTGCTGGTATGCATGTAGCAATTGGCACTAATCCTACTGCAACAGCAGAGGATTTCTTTGTAACAACAACTGATACTGAAACACTTAGTATTGGTCCTGTTACAAACCAAAAGGTAGTTGGTTTTACCACTGGTACAACCACAACCCTTGATTTCCCAGAGGGAACAGGATGTCCTTTTGGAGTTGGTGATTATGTTTCATTGACAACTATTGAAACTGCAGCATTTAACTTTACTCATAAACCAATTCTTAGCATCAACCATTCATCTGATCCAAATGGTTACTATGCAACAAGAATTGTAGTTGATCATAATTCAACAGCAGTGACAGCTGGATTTAATGCTGGTCTTAATGCTGATTTGAGAAGATCTTTCAAAGTGTCTGTATTAGGTGCAGGTGCTGGTAAAGCATACATTCAACAAGTACAGGTATCTTAAGAAAATGAAACTAATTAGAGAAGAAATCGAATCAGTTGATTTTATCGTAGAGCAAAAAAACGGTAAAAAACATCTGTATATTGAAGGTGTTTTCCTCCAAGGAAACATCAAAAATAGAAATGGTAGAATGTATCCAATGGAAACTCTCCGTAAGGAAGTTCAAAGATACACTGAAAACCATGTTGCTTCTGGTAGAGCACTGGGAGAGTTGGGTCATCCAGATGGTCCAACTGTCAATCTTGATAGGGTCTCCCACAAGATTGTCTCTTTGAAAGAAAATGGATCAAACTTTATTGGTAAGGCAAAGATTCTGAACACCCCTATGGGTAAGATTGCATCTTCCCTTATTGAAGAGGGTGTAAAACTTGGTGTCTCATCTAGAGGCATTGGTTCACTCAAAGCAACCAGAGAAGGTGTCAATATTGTAGGTGATGACTTTATGTTGTCAACTGCTGCTGATATTGTTGCTGATCCTTCTGCACCTGATGCATTTGTTGAAGGTATTATGGAAGGAAAAGAGTGGGTATGGGATGGTGGCATTCTTCGTGAGAGGTTTGCTGAAAAAACATATGCCCAGATCAACACTCTGGTTGATCAAAAACAATTAGATGAGCAGAAACTTGATCTGTTCAACAATTTCTTAAACAATCTTTGATTGTAACAGAAATATCAAAATTATAAATAAATATAGATTAAATTAGATTAGTTAATCGGAGTGTTCAAATGTCTCGTGGAGATTTACAAGAAATGGAGCAATCTAAAACTGCTGTGAACGCGAGTGCTAAGGCTGCTGATCCTATGCAGAAGCTTGCACCAGGCGCAGTCGCAGGTCAAACAGGTTCTTATGAGGACCTTGGTGGTCCTACACCTGAGAACTACAAAGCAGATGATGATTCTGCTAAACTTAGTGAACCCAAAATCAAAACTGTTAAGGATATCGTCAACAAAGGCGCTAAAGCTGCAGATCCAATGAAGAAAATGGCCAAAGAAGAAATTGATTCCCAAGAGGATGAGGTTCTTGAAGAGGACCAAGTTTCTGAAGAGGAAGTTGTAGCAGAAGAAGAAACTGTTGAGGATACTGGTGTTGACATTGAAGAAGATGTCAATGCTCTCCTTGGTGGTGAAGAACTCTCCGAGGAATTCAAAGAGAAAGCAAAAGTAATCTTTGAAGCTGCTCTCAATTCTAAAGTCAAAGAAATCCAGGAAGCACTGGAAGTCCAGTATGCTGCCAAACTGGAAGAAGAAAAAGAAGGTCTCAAGGATCAACTCACTGAAAGAGTTGACTCATATCTTGAGTATGTCTGCCAAGAGTGGATGACTGAGAATGAGCTTGCTGTTGAGCAAGGTCTTAAGACTGAAATGACTGAATCATTCCTTGCTGGAATGAAGGGTCTTTTTGAAGAACATTATGTAACTATCCCTGAAGAGAAATATGATGTGCTGGAAAGCATGGTAGAAAAATTAGATGAAATGGAAACCAAGCTCAATGAGCAAATTGAGAAGAACGTTGGTCTGAATAAGAGACTCGCTGAGTCCACTGCTGACGCTATTCTTGATTCTATTTCTGAAGGTCTTGCTGAGACCCAGAAAGAGAAGCTTGCATCACTTGCTGAAAGTGTAGAGTTTGAAAGTGAGGAAGAATATCGTGAAAAGCTGGAAACTCTGAAGGAGTCATACTTCTCCAGAACAGCTCCTGCTGCAAAGACCCAATCAACTCAAACCCTTTCTGAGGGTGTAGATTCCACTGTTGAACCAGTTGGTAATTCAATGGAAGCCTACCTGAGAACACTGGGTGCTTTCAAGCAAAATTGAATTTTATAGAATTCAAACTTAAAACTTTAATTTTTAACTATAGGTAAAAGCAAATGTTCCAATCTGAACAATTGCAGGAGAAGTGGGCACCTCTTCTGGACTATGAAGGTCTTGATTCAATCAAGGATTCACACAGAAGAGCTGTAACCGCTGTCCTGCTGGAAAACCAAGAGAAATTCCTGAAGGAAGAGCAAGCATTCTCCAACAGCGGTATGCTGAATGAGGCTGCTCCTACCAACTCTGCTGGCTCCAACCCTGCTGGTTTCAGTGGCTCTGCTGCTGCAGCTGGTCCTGTTGCTGGTTTTGATCCAGTCCTGATCTCCCTGATCAGACGCTCAATGCCTAACCTGGTCGCTTATGACCTTGCTGGTGTTCAGCCAATGTCTGGTCCTACTGGACTGATCTTTGCAATGCGCTCACGCTACACCAATCAGAGTGGTAGTGAGGCATTCTATGATGAAGCTAACTCTGCATTCTCTGGTCAGGATGATGGCTTCAACCTGACAGGTGGCATGTCTGATGTCAACTCAGGTATGGGTACTACTGCCCAGAATGGCACTAACCCATCTGTTCTGAACCCTGTTGGTTCTGCATCCTCCATTGGCTACACTGTTGGTCAGGGTATGCAAACTGGCGATGCTGAGAACCTTGGTTCTGGCGCTGGTGACCTGTTCAACCAGATGGCATTCTCAATTGAGAAAGTCACTGTAACTGCTAAGTCAAGAGCTCTGAAGGCAGAGTATTCCTTGGAACTGGCACAAGACCTGAAGGCAATTCATGGTCTGAATGCTGAAGCAGAACTTGCTAACATCCTCTCTACTGAGATCCTTGCTGAGATCAACAGAGAAGTCATCAGAACCATCTATAAGGTTGCTGAGCAAGGTGCTGTTTCCAACACTGCTACCCCTGGTCAGTTTGACCTGGATATTGACTCCAATGGTAGATGGTCTGTTGAGAAGTTCAAGGGTCTTCTGTTCCAAATTGAGAGAGATGCTAATGCAATCGCTCAAAGAACAAGACGTGGAAAGGGCAACATTGTCATGTGCTCTGCTGACGTAGCATCTGCACTGACCATGGCTGGCATCCTGGACTACACTCCAGCACTGAACAGCAACCTGAATGTTGATGACACTGGCAACACCTTTGCTGGCACCATCAATGGTAAGTTCAGAGTATACATTGACCCATATTCTGCTAACCTGGCATCTAACAACACTGCTTCCAACTCTGGCAACCAGTACTATGTTGTTGGTTATAAGGGTTCCTCCCCTTATGATGCTGGTCTCTTCTACTGCCCATATGTTCCACTTCAGATGGTTCGTGCAGTTGGTGAGAACACCTTCCAGCCTAAGATTGGCTTCAAGACCAGATATGGTCTGGTCAGCAATCCTTTCGCAGAAGGCACCAACCAGGGTCTTGGCAGACTGGAAGTCAACAAGAACCGCTACTACAGAAGAGTTCTTGTCAAGAACCTCATGTGATTCAAGTGGCTGCTGCGGAAGCGGTTGCCCCACATGTCCTTACAGACCCCCTACAAGGGGGTCTTTTTTTATGTCTTGATAAATAAGTATAAACCCTATTATAATGTCCAACATTAAAACCAGGTCTGCTAGGGGTGGTGGCATTCCTTCTACCAAAGTAGCAAAACAAATAGCAGATAGGAACTTTTTACAACCATCAGGGTTTAAGTTTCAAATCTCTAGAGCACCAAAGGTCACCTACTTTGGTAATGCAATCAACCTTCCTGCTATTGAGTTGAGAACCACATACCAACCAACAGCAGGATTAAAAGATATTCCACAACCAGGTGACC